AGCCAACTCATATCAGAATGTTGATTTTTCAAGAGAAGTCCAGACTGTGGACGGATTTAGAAACACAGATTTGATTGACGTTAGACCAAGGGTTGCTCCATATACAGTTTCAGCTGGTGGCAACTCACCGTTTGAGTTTGATGGAAGAAACTTTAATAATACTGCACAGACCTCAAAACATGTATTTGCTAGTGACTCCACATCCATCCTGAAGTATGACTTCTATCTTGGAAGATCAGATAGAATTTATCTGACTAGAGAAGGTGATATTCAGGTAACTCTTGGTGCTCCTTCTGATAGACCAGAACTTCCTGATGTGCTACAAGGTGCTCTGAATATTGCTAATGTAAGTCATCCTCCATATCTCTACTCAGTAAAAGATTCAAATATTTCATTTGTTGAACATAAGAGATATCAGATGAGTGATATCGCAAAACTTGAAAAGAGAATCAAGAATCTTGAGTATTATACATCATTGAATAGTCTTGAGCAGAATACTCTCAATACTTTTGTATCTGATGCAAATGGACTTAATAGATTTAAATCAGGTATTTTTATTGATAACTTCACATCATTTACACCACAGGATGTAACAATTGGTATTAGAAATAGTATTGACCCTGTTGAGAAAATATTGAGACCTGCTCATTATTCCACAGCGGTTAATCTACAAGTTGGTAACAACACTATTCCTGGAATCGGAACTGAAACAGCAGCAAACACTGATTCAAGATTTGCTGCCCTTTCAGGTCAGAATGTCAAGAGGACTGGAAATGTTATCAGTTTGAATTATACTGAGGTTGCTGAAATATCACAACCATATGCTACAAGGGTTGAGAATGTTACTCCATTCCTGATTGACTTCTATTCAGGTTCAGTAGCACTTAATCCAACCACTGATAATTGGGTTAGTACAACTGCACCTGAAACAAAAAATGTTGTTATGGAGGGCAACTTTGAATCCATTGCCTCTGCGATTGATGCTGAAGTTACCACTGGTGATGATGGATTAAGGACTGGTTTAGCACCAGTTCTCTGGAACTCCTGGGAGACCACGGGTGTTACTTTTGATGTAACTGGACAAAGAACTCAAAATGAGTCCTTTAATTCTGCTGCTCGTAGGATGGGGATGTCCTTCGCTCAGTTGCGACAGGGGGGACTGGCTGGTAATAATGCTAACCTTTCCACAGTTGATAGTTTCAGTATGGATGGTTCTATCAATCTTGAGCAGAACAGAACGGGCAGACAACAGAGTATAACTGAAGTTCTTACAGAAGCAACATCACTTGGATCAAGAATTATCAAGAGATCCGTTGTTCCCTTCATGAGGGAAAGAAATATTGAATTTACTGGAACTAGGTTAAAACCAAATACTCAGGTATTTTCCTTCTTTGATGGGGTAAATGTTACCCTGAGATGCACTCCAAAACTGGTCCAGATTGCTATGGACAATGGAACTTTTCAGGTTGGAGAAACAGTTCTTGGAACACCATCTGGAGCAAGTGATTCTACATTCTCAGTAAGAGTTGCAACTGCTAATCATAAGTATGGTGCTTATAACAATCCCTCTGATTTTTATGACAGCAATCCTTATCTTAGAAGTAATACTATTCCTTCAAGTTACGGGACTGAAAGCACAATCTTGAATGTTGATACAGCAAGTCTTGCTGATATGAATGAAACAGATTTTAGTGGTAATATTACAGTTGGAATGACACTGAGGGGTCAGACCAGTGGTGCTGAGGCAACAGTCACCAATCAGAACCTCCTTACGGATAGGGTTGGTACTGTGATTGGTTGCTTCAATGTCCCAGATGAAGAGGATGATTTTGCTACATTTAATACTGGAAGAAATGTCTTCTCACTGACTAGCAGTAGCACTAATAGTCAGATTGAGGGCACAACTACAACATCTGCTGAGGAAGTCTTCTACTCACGGGGCGATGTTGATACTACTGAGGAAGTAACACTTTCACTCAGAAATGCTAGGGTTGAGACCTCAGAAGTTGAGGCAGAAACTCAAACAGTAGAATCTGATATCAACTTTGATATTATCAATAGCACCACGCTAAGACCCACACCTCCCCCTCCACCACCACCAGCTCCACCCAGACGTGGTGACCCACTTGCACAAACCTTTACCATTGATTCTAAGAAGGGAATCTATGCCACGAAGGTTGATTTGTTCTTCCAGAGTAAGGATGAACAGGCACCAGTCACCATTCAAATCAGGGAGACAACACTAGGAACCCCCAATAAGACTATCCTTGCAATGTCTGAGGTTACCTTGGAACCTGATGATGTTAATGTGTCTGAGGATGGAACTGTTGCTACATCATTCAGATTTGAATCACCAATATTCCTGAGACCTGGTGCTGATTATGCATTGGTTGTTATGTCCAATATGACAACATATAATGTCTGGATTTCTAGACTTGGTGAGGCAGATGTAACGACCCTCGATACTGAAGAAGGAAGGGTATTGGTTACTGAACAACCACTCCTGGGTTCATTGTTCAAGTCTCAGAATGCTAAGGTATGGACTCCTAGCCAATATGAGGATATGAAGTTTGTACTTCATAGGGCAGACTTTGTTGGTGCTGGTAATATCCAGTTCTATAATCCTGACCTTGACAAAAAGGTTTCAGCAATTCGTGCTGGTGGTGTTCAGGGACTGTCTAGACAGATTAGTGTAGGTATTGGCACCACTGTAAATCAGGATGGTGCTGCTGATCCCCTTACTGTTGGTAATAGGATAACTCAGCAAAATACAAATGCGACTGGTATCCTTCAACAGTTTGCTGGTATTGCTACTGGTGAGATGTTTGTAACAGCAACAGGTATTGGATTCACTCCCTCTGCCTCAGCACTAACATATACTGGTGTCGCACTGACTGCGCTAACAGGAAGGGGTACTGATGTAACTGCTGATATTACCATTCAGAATGGTGTTGCTGTTGGAGCAACAATTAATGCTGGTGGCAACAATGTATTGGTTGGTGATGTTCTCTCACCAGTTACTGTTGGAACACAGGGACTTGGTGATGGTATGCAGTTGACTGTTGGTGTAATCACAGAAACACAGGCAATGCTCCTGAGTAATGTTCAGGGTGATTTCAGCACAAATGCTGCTGACTATCTTGAGTATGATTCAACTGCTGGAACAAGACTCTCTATCAATGCTGGAGTTGGTGGATCAGTTGTTCCAACTGGCACAACTGTGATTCAGGATGGACTCCATATGAAGATCTTCCAGAGAAATCATGGAATGTATGCCTCTACCAATAAAGTATCACTCAGTAGGGTTAAGTCATCCACTGCTCCCACCTCATTGCTTGTAAACTACAATAGAGCAAGCACTGCTGCTATATCAATCGCTGATACCACTGGTTTTGACACCTTTGAAAATGTCGGTGTATCTAACACCAACCCAGGATATGTTCAGATTGGTGAAGAGATTATCAGTTATGAGGGAATCACATCTGGTTCTGGAACCGCTGGAACATTGATTGGTATTGGAAGAGCAGTTGAGGGCAATGCTGCAACTCATGTTACTAACTCTGTTGTTTCCAAATATGAGTTCAATGGTGTATCACTGAGAAGGATCAATACAACTCACGATCTGTCTGATGTGACTGTACCTGACCCCATTTCCATTGATAGTTATCATATTAAACTTGATATGGGTGCTAATGGCACCAATAGAACTGGAACTGGTGGAACATTTATTCCACAAACAAATCACATCCTTGATGGATCTTCAAGTCTGCCTGGTGCTAGAGGATCATACAATATTCCATATTCACTCATTATTCCAAGTGTAACATCATCAACACCTGAGGGTTCATATGTTCTTGCATCTGCTAGAACTGTATCTGAAACATCAGTTGATGGTGAAGAGATTTCATATGTGGATCAGGGATTCCAGGATGTTCAGTTCAACCAGAAGAACTACTTTGAATCTCAAAGAATGGTTGCCTCAGCAATCAACCAGACAACCTACCTGACTGATCTTCCTGGTAATAAATCATTCACCATGAATCTTGATATGATTACATATGATAGAAGAATATCACCCATGATTGACCTGAACAATTCCTCTGTTATCTTTGTATCTAATAGGGTTGATGGTCCTATCTCCAACTTTGCTACTGATCCAAGGGTTGTTGGTATTCCTAATGATCCAAACAGCATGATCTATGTTACTAAGAATATTACACTGGAAAATCCAGCAACCTCACTTAAGGTATTCATTGATGGATATGTGGCATCCTCTAGTGATGTTAGAATGTTCTATGCCCTTGATCAGGATGTTCCTGCTAAGGAGGTTAAGTTTGAACCCTTCCCAGGACATAACAACATCAATGTCTATGGTAATGTAATCAATCCTGCTGCTTCTGATGGAACACCTGATATTCCTAAGAAGAAGAATGATAAACTGACAGCAACACCTGAAATCAATGATTATACTGAGTTCAAGTTTACAATGGATGATCTTCCACCATTCAGGACATTCAGATTGAAACTGATTGGCACAGCAACTAATCAGGCAGTTGTTCCACAATTTAGAAACCTGAGGGCAATAGCATTAGCATGAGTTTGATTCCAGTTGAGGGCAATAAAAACTTGTCCAGGGATGGCAAATCAAATGCCATCATCAATACAAATAAAAATGAATATCAGGAATATATGAGAAATAGGCAGAAACTCATTTCTGAAAAGGAAAGGGTTGACTGCCTTGAGAAAAAAGTTGATGATTTGAAAGGTGATTTAGATGAAATCAAATCAATGTTAAAAGCAGTAATCCATGGCTAACAATACAATCACTTTTAATCCAGATTCTCAGGCTGCTTATGGTGTAAATCTCACCATATTGGAAGGTGCTGATTTTAGATCAACATTTGCTGTAAAGCAGGAGAATAAGGCAGTGTTTGACCTGTCTGGATATACCATCCAGGCAAGGATGAAAAAATCTGTAGCAATAGGGGCATCAAGTGGAGGAATCACCTCGTTCACAAGTGGTATTACATCTGCTGCAAATGGTGAGTTTGATATCACCCTTACTGATACTGTTACTACTGCTTTGAATCCAGGAAGGTATTACTTTGATATTTCTGCTGTAAGCACAGCATCAACTGTCTACAAGATGGTTTCAGGCAGTGTACTGGTGGAGGGGGGTCTCTCCATCTAACTAAATATAAAAAAGGATATAGTGTATAATGGCACAACCTTCCTCAAGACAAGAACTCATAGATTATTGTTTAAGACAGTTGGGTGCTCCTGTCTTGGAGATAAATGTCGCTGATGAACAAGTTCAGGACTTGATGGATGATGCGATACAATATTTTCAAGAGAGACACTACGATGGTGTTGAAAAGGCATTCTTAAAGTATCAGATTACTGCTGCTGATGTAGAAAGGGGTAAAGCAAGACCTCCTGGTGCATCAAGTGCAACGACACAGACTGGTATTACCACCACCACTGTAACACAAGACATGGTGGGGACAGCTACAACCTTCTCTTATTATGAGAACAGTAATTATATTCAGATACCACCACAGGTTATAGGTATTGAAAGGATTTTTAAATATGATGATGCCCAGGCGGCAAGTAGTTCAAATATGTTCAGTTTCAAGTATCAACTGTTTCTGAACGATATCTATTATTTTGGAAGCACTGATCTACTCTCATATACGATGTCTATGAGTTACTTGGAGACGATGGACTTTCTCCTTAATACTCATAAGAGGATTAGATATAATATCAGACAGGATAGATTGTATCTTGATGTTGATTGGGATAATTTAAAAGAGGATGAGTTTATCATCCTTGATTGTTATCGAGCAATGAATCCTGATGATTATACAAGGGTGTATAATGATCCGTTCTTAAAGAGATATCTTACCGCACTTATTAAGAGGCAGTGGGGTCAAAATCTTATTAAGTTTACAGGTGTTAAACTACCTGGTGGGGTGGAGTTTAATGGTAGACAACTATTTGATGATGCTCAGAGGGAACTTGATGAGATCAAGGTTGAAATGCTTAGTAAGTATGAAATTCCTCCAATGGATCTTATAGGTTGATATGTTAAATCCATATTTTCTCAACAACGCTAAGTCAGAGCAGAATCTCATACAGAGTCTTGTCAATGAGCAGTTGAAGATGTATGGGATTGAGATTTATTACATCCCTAGAAGGTATATTACAAAAAATACTGTCATTAGGGAAGTAATACAATCAGAATTTGATAATGCCTACCCACTAGAAGCATATCTTGATAGTTATGATGGATATGGTGGACAGGGAACCCTGTTATCAAAGTTTGGTATTGAAGAGCAGGATGATCTTAAACTGATTATATCCAGAGACAGATATGAGAGGTATATAACACCACTTATTAAGAATATTCCAAATATTGAGTTATCAAGCAGACCAAAAGAGGGTGATCTGGTCTACTTCCCACTTGGTGATAGATTGTTTGAGATCAACTATGTTGAACATGAGCAACCATTCTATCAACTACAAAAGAACTATGTTTACACCCTCAGTCTTCAACTCTACAGATATGAGGATGAGGTTATTGATACTGGTATAGAGACCATTGATGATGAGATTGAACAGATTGGTTATATACAGACCCTGACCCTCATAGGACAGGCAATAACAGCAGCAGGAACAGCAACCACCAGCACTGGTGGTATAACATTGCCAACCATCACAAATATAGGGGGTGGTTATGATTCAGCACCCGTAGTTGGATTCTCCTCAGCACCATCTGGTGGTGTAACAGCAGTTGGTATAGCATCCATCTCTAATGACTTTATTGGTTGTGATGGCACTAAGGGTGGAACAGTACAGGCAATCCTACTGTCTAATGCTGGTGCTGGATATACAGTAGCACCATCTATCACATTCACTGGTGGTGGAGGTGGTGGAGCAGCAGCAACCACTGGTATAGCAACAATGGTTAATGT